GGCCGCCGGCAAGGGGAGTGGGACTGGGGACACGGTCCAGGTCCGGCGCGCGCAGACCTTCACGACCCAGGCGATGCCGATTGCGGTCGCCTCGTTCGCGGACGTTTCCCCCAACTACGACAACCTCGTCATCGACCAGTGGCGCGGGAACGGGTTCAAGCTCACGGACAAGGAGAAGACCCTCACCCCCGAAGCCTTTGTCCGCGAGCACATCTCCCCGGTCGCCAATGCCATCGCCGACCGGATCGACCAGGACCTCGCGAGCCTCGCACTGGAGGTGCCGTGGGTCGTGGATGACGACGCCACCGATCCGTACAAAGACTTCCCCGCCATCCGGAAGATGTTGTTCGACAACAAGGCGCCGATCGTCAATCCGGCTGAGTACGCCTATATGACTGATGGGGTACTCCAGCAGCGCTACGAGTCGAACCCGACCTTCGTGCAGGCGAACACGGCGGGTGAGGCCGAGTTGCAGCGCGACGGCCAGCTCGGCGTCAAGTTCGGCTTTCGCATCTTCCCGAATCAGAACGCGAAGGTCTTCACAACCGGCACGCCAGCGCTTACCACCCCGATCACCACGGCGCTCAAGGGTGCGTCCAGCATCACCATCACGGGGACTTCAGGGTCGGGCGATCTGAAGCGGGGCACGGTCATCACGATCGCGGGTGATACCCAGAAGTACGCGGTCAAGACGGACATCGCCATCGGTTCCACCGGCCCGGCGACTCCGGTTGAGGTCGTGCCGAACATCGCGGTGGCGTCGGGTGCTGGTGCTGCGGTGACCTTCGATAGCGACTCGGCCACCTCGATCGGCCTTGCCTTCCACCGTGAGGCGTTCGCGCTGGTCATGCAGCCGCTGGAAGACGCGGGTCCGGGGATCGTGTCGGCCACGGTGGTTGAGCCGGACACAGGTCTCTCCCTCCGGTCCCGGATCTGGGGTGACGGCGGGACGGGCGCTACGATCTGGGCGCTTGACGCACTGTGGGGTTACAAAACCCTCAACCCGAATTTGGCAGTAAGACTACAAATATAGGTGCTAATGCTTGACTGCGCAGGCGTTTACGTGGCGTGTGGTCCCGACGGTGTTTATGTCGGGCAGTCGCGCCGCTGCTTCCACCGGAACGCGCCGTTGACGTTGCTCGGTATCGACTGGGGTGTCGTCGTTGAGATGCCTGAATCGACGAGCGGCGAGCGCTTCAAGGTGGAGGAGCTAGTTGCGGAGAGTTGGGCCGCACGCGGATTCAAGCTGGTGTCACGCAATACGAGGGCGAACCGCGCCGAGACGGCCCGGAGTAACCTGAAGAAGATTACTCCGGAACAGTTGAAAGCTAGCGGGCGACGCGTGGGGACAAGGTACCAGGGAGGGCGCGGATGGAATACGGGTCTTCGTGGCATCGGCGGTGGACCGCTCGGGATGAAGCTACCGCGGACTCCGGAGCATACCGCCCGACTCACGGCGAGTCTTCGCGCAACATGGGCACGGAAGAAGGCAGCAGCGGCGGCCTAAGAAGGCGTCTCTAGATAGTAGGAACCCAGAGCCGGGGCGGGGCCTGCGCCCCTTCCCGGCTCGCTGTTCAAGAGGAGCGGGCCGATGGCTTTCATCAAGGGCAACACCGATCTCGTTGTGCGTGCCGCCACCGGCCTGCGCATGGTGGTGGAGACGCTCCTGCTGCCTTCGGCTGACGATGAGGCGGCTGGCTTCGATAGCGTGCGGCAGTCGGTGGCTGCTTTGATTGACGACTATGTGACCCAACGAGCGGCTACCGCGCTCGCCAGCCAGGCGTGGGTGGAGCAACTCGCCTCCGCGGCGCGCACGGCTTCCACGAATGGGCCGGATCAGGTCAACACGACGGCGCGGGGGGTTCTCGTCGTTCTTGACCTGACTGCCTTCACCACCGCGGCCTCGGTTCAACTGACCATCGAGCGGAAGAACGCGGCCGGGACCTATACCCAGATCGCTGCATCTGCGGCGCTGGCCGAGGTAAACCGCCTGGTGGTGCTCCTCGATCCGCTAGCCGGGACCGAGCCCGCTGGTGTCGGCGACAGCGTGAGCGCTGGTCTCCCGAACGGGTGGCGGGTGCGCGTGGTACATGGGAACGCCAATTCGCACACCTATTCGGTTACCGCTTACCCCATTCGCTGACGGAGTGAACATGGAGCCGCGCCGCAAGCCCGATGGTAGCCTTTTCACCTGGACAGCTTACGGCAAGGCCTCTGGCCAGCCCGTCACGGTTGATGATGTGACCTTCAATCATCGAGATCATGTCCTGGAGCCAGTGGGCACGGAAGATCGGGAAGAGGTGCAACCGGCGGCCCCGCGTCTCACTAGGCGGCCGACCACGAAGCAAGGGAAGAAGCGGTAGCCATGGCACTCACCCTCGTGACGACCGTTGGTGCCTCGAGCGCTAATTCCTACGTGACCAAGGCCGAGGCCGATACCTATGCCGAGAGCGTCTTCCCCGCCTCGACGGTCGATGCGTGGACGCATGGGGCAACAGAGGACCAGATCCGGGCGCTCGTGCGGGCAACGGAACTCCTTGATCAGATGCGCTCCGCAGGGGACCGGGTCGATGCAACTCAGAAACTTGCCTGGCCCCGCGCTGGGGTGACCAAGCCGGATGGCTCAAGCGCCTACCTGAGCACCGAGATCCCCGAGCTCATCAAACGCGCCCAAGCTCGGCTCGCCTTCTTCCTGCTCCAGCATGCGACAGATCCAGATGTGTTCGGCCCTTCGGAAGACGCGGGTCTGTCCAGCATCGGCTTCGGGTCGGAGCTGAGCATGGCATTCGAGGCGGGGAGTACCCGGCAGTCGGAAGGCCAGCGGTTTATCGCCGAAGTCATCAGGCCGATCTTGGGTGATCTGGTCTATGCCCCCTCTGCTCGATTGGTCCGCGGATGAACCTTACCGCGATGGTTGCTGCTGGATATCGACGGGCGCCGGGTGCCGTCAAAGGCCCGGTCACGTTCACGGACCGAGTGACCCTTGAGGAAGCGACCAGCACCGGCACGTTCGTGCCGGCCTCGGGCAGTCCGGCGGACAGCTTCAAGGAACGGGAGACAACGCGGAGTAAGGCGCGGAGAGGGCTGGTCGAGGCGACGCCGCTCGCCTTCGCTCCGGCTGAAGGGATGCTCGCGCTCTGGGAAGGTTCGACCTGGAGCGTGCTGGCGGTGAGTCCACTCGATCCCAGTGGGTCCGGCACTCCCGTCCTCTACCGCGTCACGCTGACGAAATGATTCCCGCTGGCCTGACCCCGGTCTATTCGGCAAGCCCTGGCGGCCGGGAAACGGTGCGTGCCGACTTCGCTACACGCTGGAGCGAACTACTCAAGCGGCGGGGGAAGCTTCTGGTACGCGGGGTGGCGCAGACGCTGGCGAACGAAATCTCCAGCGGGGGGAAGTACAGCCCCGGAACGCCGATTGACAAGGGATTCCATCGGGCGAGCTGGGATGCGGCAATCGGCTCGGTACCGGCTGGTGGGTCGGCGGGAACTCCAGGGGCCGCGCTGGCCCGCATGGAAGAGCAGGCCCTGGCACTCGAGGTGGGCCAGACGCTCTATCTGACGAACGACGGCCCCGCGATTCGGCGGCTGGAGTTCGATGGATGGTCCCAGCAGGCACCGGACGGCTTTGTCCGACCGGCCGCCCGGGCGATTCAGCAGATCGTGGATGAGGTGGGGGAGCATCTCGAAGCGCAGGACCGGTGAGTGAGACCGCCGATCTCCGGGCAGCACTGGAAGCCCGACTTGCGACGCTGAGCGGGCTCCCGGCTTCGACCACGTGGGCGAAGGAGAACGAAGACTTCACCCCGGATTTGGAGACGCCGCACCTCCGGCTCCGGTTGGCGTTCGATCCGCCAGTGTCGCATGAGCAGCCGGCCAGCTTGGCCAGGATCTGGAAGTCGGGGGTGTTCGAGGTGCGGTGTTACTACCCCCCACTGGCCGGATCAGCAGCGGCGGATCTGGTGGCGGAAACGATTCTGGACGGCTTCCCCTATGGGCTAGAGCTCACCAGCGGAAGTACCACGGTCCAGATCTCTCGCCGGAACGGCCGGCCGGCTCCCCCGCGGCGCTGGGGCGGAGGGCTGGATGAGGACAAGCAGTTCTGGGTAGTGCTCTGTGAGGTGCCCTGGCAGATCGTGGCGGCGAACACGCTTTGACGTAACCGAGAGGCTAAAATGACCATTGCATCAGCTGGGAACAAAAGAGTCGGTCTCAAGAAGGAAAGTGCCTGGGGCACGCTGGCCGGCGCGACCGGGGCCCAGCTCCTCCGGCGCCTCAGCTCGGACCTGAGCCTGGACAAAGACACCTACGAGTCGGCAGAGAAGGTCGATCATCAGCAGGTCCAGGACATGCGCCACGGGGTCAAGCGAGTCACCGGCACGCTGAACGGTGAACTCTCGCCCGGCACCTACAAGCTGACGATCGGAACGGGCGGCTCCGGCGGACGCCCTGACGGCGGGCGGACCGAAGACGGAAATCCGACCAGCGTGACC